CCAGCCGCCGCCGTAGCCGCCGTAGCCGCCGTAGCCGCCCATGAACGGAGACATGCCCATGCCGCCGTAGCCGCCCATGAACGGAGACATGCCCATGCCGCCGTAGCCGCCGTAGCCGCCATAGCCACCCATGAACGAGGGCCTGCCCCAGCCGCCGTAGCGCGGCTGACTGCCAGCGAACTCGCTGCCGCTGTTGCCGGTGCCGGTGCCGGGGATCGACGCGCCGGGGTTCAACGACATGCCGTCGGGCGGACGCATGCCGCTGCCGCCCGCTTGTGTAGGTGCGCCGGTCTGCGGGTCGCGCGGGATGAAGTCGTCCGCCTGCGTCGTCGGCGACCACGGCCGTCGCGCGTCGTAGGAGAGCGGGCCGCCGACGCCCTGCAAGCCCTGAAAACCGCCCGAGCCGAGGAACCCGTTCAGGCCACTGAGCCAGCCACCCGTCGGAGACCCTGCGACCTGACCGCCGTCGGCGTAGCCCCGGATCGCGCCGCCGCGCTTGTTGCCGGTTCCGGTCCAGCCCGGAATGCCGGTGTTGACCTGATAGTTGCCACCCGCCGGGTTGTAGGACGTACCGGACAAGCTACCTGTCGTCTGGCTGGGGGACACCGGGTTGACGCCACCGCCGAACAGCCCACCCAGCATCCCGCCCGCCCAGTCGCTGACACCCGGCAAGCCGAGGATCGCACCGGCCGTACCGAGGATGCCGCCGAGGATCGACGGCGACGAGTTGGCCGACGTGTTCTGCGTCTGAGACGATTGGCTCGTCTGCGTCTGCGGGATGCGCAGGCCCTGCTGAAGCTGATTAAGGAACATCAGGTTCTGGTAAGGCCACTGCTGACCCAACTGGTACTGCTGGTAGCCAGCCGTCAGCGGCAACTGCGCGTTCTGTTGCTGCTGGTTGCCCATCTGCAACAGCGCGTTGGTGTTCGTCAGGTTGAGGTTCGACAGCGCGCCGCCCAGCCCGCTGTAGGCGTTGGCGAGGTTGATGCCCGCGCCCATGCCGGTGTTGGCGATGCCCGCCGCCTGCTGGCCGAGGTTGCCGTAGGCACCCATCGTGTTGTTGGCGAGCGCGCCAGCGTTCTGCCCGGCGTTGAGGTAGCGGTTCTGGTCCTGATTGAACTGGTTCGCGCCCTGCCAGTAGTTGCCAGCCATCGCGGTCTGGTTCTGGCCCATCATGTTGTTCGTGAAGTCACGAACGGTGCGGCCCATGTAGTCGGCGTAGTTCTTCCCGCCGAGACCGCCGCCGCTCTTCACGAACTGCGCGTTGACGCCCGGGATCGTGCGCTCAAGGAAGTTCTGCGTCGCAAGCTGGTTGGCGAAATCGACAGACCCAGTGAAGAACGGGTTGCTGTAGTTCTGCTGGACCTGCGGGTTCCACGTCTGCGTTCCGGCTGCCAGCCACGGCATGCCCGCCTGCATGCCGTTCGGCATCGACGCGGCCTGATTGATGAACGGCGCACCAGCCTGCGCTGGGTTGATGCCGCTCACGCTGTTCAGCGCGTCGGTCGCCGCGTTCATGTACGGCCAGTGCGCCGTCTGGTTGTTGACGACCTGATCGAAGGCTTGGTTCTGCGCCGGTTGAAACGGCGCATACATCTTCGAGATGTCGTAAGGCTGGAACGGCTGGCGCGACAGGTCGCTGCCGCGCTGGAGCAAATCCTGCGTGTAGTTCTCGTACCACGGCGCGTAGTTGACGTTCGTCGTCGAGTTCGAGTTCTGCGTTTGCGTCTGGCCGCCGCTGCCGCCGAAGAGGCCGCTGATAAAACTCATCGGATCACCTTCATCATCACGGCCGGACCTGCCGACCACCCGAGGCGATCAAGCACACGCGTCCAGCCCCGACGCCCCATCTCGACGATCATCACGCAGCCGTTCTGCTCGGCGTAGGCCTGCACCGCTGCGTCGAAGTCCTCGATCCACTCCGGCATCTCGACACCACCGAGCGCCAGCACGTTGACGGCGCGTCCGTTGCCGCCGCGCGCGATCTCGGTCACGAACACACCGACCAGCCGGTCGTCACGGTGAATCGACCACAGTCGCGCGCCGCCCGAACGAACGCCGCGCAACAGGTCGTTGGCGTCGAGGATCGAGCCGGTCTTGTTCAGCGCCTTCTCCAGCCAGCCGCAGACCTGCGGCCACAGGTGCGTCGCGTCGAAGGTCGAGGTGGCGTATGCGATCTTGTTCACGCGCGACCCCGGGACTTCTTCGGCAGGTACGACTCAGGCGACTTGGCGTCGGGCGAGAACTTGCCCTTGGCCAGCGCGCGGCCCTTCTGCTCGCGCACGTTCTTACGCATCGCATCGAGTCGTCGAGCGCCCGCCGTGTTGTCGCCGTTGCCGAGCAGCGCGACGGTCTCGGCGTCCATGACGTACTCGCCCGGCGACAGCTTGGCCGGGACGTGGTCGGAGCGCCCGTCGCCCATGCCGTTGGCCGGGACGTAGTCGCCGCGCGCGAACATCATCGGCCCGGTCATCGGCCCGAACGACGGGCCGCCCATGGCGAAGTGCCGGACCGGGAGACCCGGGCGGCTCGACAGGTAGTCGAAGGGGTAGCCGCCCCGGGCCATGCCGAGTCGTTGGCCGCCGCCCGGGGGCATGCCACCCGGAGGTCCACCTCCTCCACCTCCGGCCATGGCCAGCATCTGCATGATCTGCGCGCGCGGGTCGCCGCCGCCGGGCGGCATCATCCCGCCACCCTGCATCGGGGGCATGCCCATTCCACCACCGGGCGGCATCCCGGGCGGCATGCCCATGGGCGGCATCTGCGGCGGGGGAGCCTGCGGCGGCGGGGACGGCGGGGCGGGCTGCATCAGCTTCAGGACCCGGCTGATCAGGTTGTTCATGCTGGGTGACCCGGAAGAGCCTCCCTGCGGCCCTCCGGGGGCCGCTGGAGGGGGTCCAGCCATCGGCGGGGGCATCGGCCCACCCATTTGCGGAGGCCCTCCAGCGGGCATCTGCGGGCCTCCCATAGGCATGCCGCCAGTCGGCGGCATAGGCATCGCCCCGGGCGCGCCCGGTTGCGGGGGAGAGAGGGCACCCTGCGGCGGCATGGGGGCCGCAGGCGGCTGGCCCGCAAGGGGTTGCGGTGCCGGGCCGGGGCGCATTCCCGGGGCGATGGCGGGGTTCATCGGCGGCTGCATGTCCTGCATGGACAGCGCGCCTCGAACAGGCTGCATGGGGCGTGGCGGACCAAATCCGGTTGGCATAACGAACGGCTACTCCCAAAAAGCCGCGTCGCCACCGCCAAGCCTCCCCTCGGGGGACCTTCCGTGATGGTCTCAGTCGGCCAGTTTACGCGGGTTTTTCCGCGCGGTCAAAGTTGCAGGGCAGACCGTGTGGCCTCTGCCCATGTCTCCCAGTCCCCGAACGACTCGGCGCGGGGCGTCGCCGGAAACAGCAGCGCCAGCCGGGCGGCGAAATCATGCCAGTCGAGGTCACCGCCCAACTGGTTGACGAGGGCAGCGTTGTAGCCAACGACCGTGTCCGCCCAGTCGCGCCACGTCATACCCTGCGGCTGGGGAATGACGCGGATGATCATCAGTCTTCGCGCCGCCCATCGCCGGGCACGAAGTGGATGACCGGCGCGCCCGTGACGTAGTCACCGTCGAGCGTGTTGCTCTCGATGTAGAAGCTATTGAGTCGTCCGGTCCACTTGAAGTTCAGAAGTTGCATCTCTTCGGTGTTGGCCGGGATGATGAAGCGGTCGGATGGCGTCTCTTGCGCCCGCGCATTGGCACGACTGACGACCTGCATCACGAGGTCTCCCGACTGGTCGAAGTCGGGTTCCAAGATCGAGTAGGAGATCGAGCGGTCGTCACCAAGCTGGCCGGGCTGTTGCGGCTCGACGAAGCTGAACTCGGCGGTGCGGTAGTACGACTTGATCGCCTTCGGCAACGGACGCGGGCCGCTGATCTCGTTGCGGCCGTACTCGTGCTGCCAGACGCTGTAGCCGTCGGTGTCGTCGTTGATCGTCGCACCAGCCATCAACGGGTAGGCGAAGATGTACTCGTAGTAGGCGGCGGTGCGGCCGCCGTTCGGCAACACGGTGTCGTACCAGCGGTTGAGCAGGTAGTTGTAGACGACCGCGTGCGTGCATTCGGTTGCATCGCCGTAGGGGAAGCACCACCAGATTTCATTCCAGCGCGGCACTTTGAAGGCGAACACCTTCTGGCGCTCCGCATAGTTCACGTTGTCGAGGAACCACTGGCGATTGTCGTCGTTCGGAATGTCTCGGATCACGCCGTTGAACATCGAGAAGCCCGACGACGTTGCCCAGTAGTAGATGCCGTTGTGTTCGACGATGCCGTTCGACGACATGACCGACGCTGTCGCGGTCAGCGTGGTGAACGAGAAGTAGTTCGTGGCGATGTCGCCCGTGTATTGGCCGATGATCACGGCATCGAGCGCCCACAGGATGATGGCCGGTCCGCTCTGCCCACGCAGGCTCATGCCCCTCACGATCTTGCTGGCCGTGGGGCGCGAGTCTCCCGAGCCAGCGCCTGCCCAGTCGAGCGGATCGCCCGGCGCGCACCACTGGACGTAGCCGTCGTGCCCGTAGAGGAAAAGGAAGCTGGGGATGGCGCAGACGCCACCCGACGCCGTGACGCCTGCGACGGCGGTGAGCGCGCTCGTCGTCAGGATGTCGCCGTAGTAGAGCGGATGATCGCTGTCTGTCGTGATTGACGAGGCGCTGGGTGTTCCCAGCGCGAACAACTGCGTCGAGCCACCGGCCGTGTCGAACATCTCCGCGAACTGCCAGTTCCAGTTGGGGCTGGGAACGAAGCCCGCCGGGCTGCGGTCGATGAGGCCGGTGTTGGTCCCCGTCGTGTTGTCGATGGCGTATCGGTTGATGCCATCACCAGTACCAAGGTGGACGTAGCTGATGCCATCATTGCTGAACACGTCGATGGCACGCACGCGCGCCGACACCGAGCGAACCTGCTCGCGGTAGCCCAGCATCTTGCGCGGACGGCTTTGATAGAACCGGCACCACTGCGCGTCGATGTAGCTGTTGCGCGCAAGCTGCGTCCCGTCGCGCACGACGCCCGGCATGGACAGCAGTAGCTGCGTCTTCGGCTCGGGGAACTGCGGATCAGGCATAGTTCTTGAACTTGATGATGATGTTGGTCGTCATCGTGGGCGGCATGTTCTGGCTGGAGCCACTGCCCGCGTTGTTCGTCGTGATGCCGGTCGTGGCGCTGTTGACCGTGATGCCGGTCGTGGCGCCGCCCGTGTCAGAGATAGTGTAGCCCTTGACGTTACCGCCGCCGGTCGAGGGGGTCTCGCTGCCCACGGCTGCGCCGAGCGTGTGAGCGTGGCCCGGGTCGGTGACGCCGTGCGTGTGGCCGGGATCGATGACACCGTGCGTGTGGGACTGGAGGTACTGGTTGCCGCCGGTCGCGCCCAACGACTCGGCGTCGATGCCCGACCCGGCCAGCGTGACGCGACTGCTGGGACCGGCCGCGCCCATGCTGTCCTTGCCCAACACCATGCGCGCCCGGTAGTCGGGCAGCGCCAGCGCCTTGTTGGCCGCGAAGTCGGCCGCAGCCGAGACACCGCGCGTCGTCAGGACGCCTGCGCTGGTGTAGATCGGCAGGGACAGGTTGGTGTCCCACAGGGAGCCGTAGAGCAGCCCCGTGTCGTTGTTGGCGCGAGCCGTCGCGTTCGACGCCGGGTTGCCGATGGTCGCGCCGTTGGCGTAGAGCCAATTCGACGGCACGTCATAGTTCTGAAGCAGCTTCATCGAGCCAATCGGCTCCTGAGCGTTCAGGGCGGCGGCGATCAGCGCGTTCACGGTGGCCGTGAGGTTGGTGACCTGCGAGGCGGTGATCGCGATGGCAACTTCGGCCGCGCCCGTGATGCGACCCTTTGAATCGATCTGTGCCTGTAGTGCGGTCGCAACCGGGCCGCCCGCAGGGTTTGGATACAGGCCGGGGGCCGCGCCGCTGTTGGAGAGGCCGAGCGTGCCGGTCGTCGTGATCGGTCCGCCGGTCAGGTCCGATGTCGTGGCAACCGACGTGACGGTACCGCCGCCGGTCGTGAAGGCGATCTTCATCGAGGTGCCGTTGGAACGCAGGATCGAGAACGACCCCTGCGTGACCGTGACACCCGGATCGACGTTGTTGACGCGGAACGTGGTGGTGAAGGCTCCGGTCGTGTTGTTGTAGACGAACCAGTAGCCAACGCCCCCGCCGTAATCGAGCGTGCGATTGCCGGTCAAGGCACCGTTGATGTCCTGAACCTGTGCCGCAATCTGCGTGGCGTTCAGGTTGAGGACACCCGTGCCAGCGGCGTTGATGGCGACGGCCGACACTGTCGACACCACCGAACGACCGTAGCCGACGGTGTTGAAATTCGAGCCGTCGCAGAAGACGATGCACGACTCGCCGGGGGCGAGGATTTTGTTGGGATCGTTGTCGATGGTTTGCGCGAGGTAGGGATCGATGGTGATGGAGCCGGACCCGCAATTGACGGCATAGAAGAACCAGCCGTTGCCCAACACAGCCGCGTCGGCAAGTGTCCACACCACCGCACCGCCGTCGTTGCAGAACAGTTGCGCGCGGTCGCTGGCCGTGAAGGCGTAGTTGGACAGCAGGTCGGTGGCGACGATGTTCTGGTCCAGCTTGGTGATCTCGGCGCGCAAGCCGTAGCCCGCGAGCGCGGCAGCGTTGGCTGACGAAGTGCCTGCGCCGTACTGGAACGTGCGCCACGTCCCGTTCACGGTCGTGTTGCCGGTCAGGTAGACGAACCACGCCTGACCCACCGGGATATTGATGATCGTGTTGCCGCTGTAGTCGACGACCGTGAAGGCGTTGCTGCCCACGTTGTTGAACAGCACCGACTGCCCAGTCGAGGCCAGCGTGGCGTTCGGCAGCGAAACAAGAAGAGACGCGGCCGAGGCCGTGAGGTCGATGATGTTCGACGCCACGTCCGAGTTGTCGAGCGCCTCGAACGGCCAGACCAGAGTGAGGTCTGCGCTGAAGGTGTAGGACGAGTAGGACAGCGGGGCGGGATCGATCTGGTCGCCCCCGAAGATGTTGGTGTAACTCATGCCGTCGTCCTCACCTGCGCTCGGTCAGACATCTTGATCAGGTCCTGCGTGCCGACATTCTTGAACTCGTCCTCGCACAACGACTTCCACAAGGCCATGCGGTTGTCGTTGCGCACGAACGGCTCCATGCCCGTCAGTGTCATGTAGAGCAGGAGGTTCGGGACATACTGCGTCAGATAGTTCTGCTGATTCGTCTGCCCGAGGAGGTCAGGGAGACGCCAGATGACGGCCTCGAAGGGATAATTGGACGCGGGGGACGGCCCGATGATCCAGTGCTGCTGGTCGTAGTCGGCGTAGAACTGCGGGAGTCCGACCTGAGTGTCGTTTGGGTAGATTCCTCGGAGGTACTCGTAGCTTCGTGCGCGAAGGGTCCGGCGGGTGTTATTGCCCGTCCCCGTGCCGATGTTGATGCTGATGGTATTGCGCCAGCCATCTGGCTTGGCGATGACGGGGACACCCGCAGCCGTGGTCGACGTGAGAACATACTGGTACCCCTGAATCTTGAGACGGTCGGCAATCGAACGCTCGGCGCGGTTGATCAGGCGCGGAATCTGCCGGATCACCTTCGCGTCGTTGAGGTTGCCGCGTTCGAGGTAGTCTTTGACATCCTGCACGAGGCTGTCGAACGTCATCCCGGTCGGGGCAAGCGTGGTGGTCGTCGTTGCCATCAGCCGTCTCGCAGCGTGTCGTTGAACTGGGGCGGCGTGTCGAGCGGCGTGTCGGGCCGGTTGAACGGAAGCTGCACGCGGTCAGGTGCGCGCATCGGCAGCCGGTACGGATCGTAGTTGTCGCGGCACCCTTCGAGCGGATCACGGCACACGCGCAGGCCCGGCGAGTTCGGGTCCTTGATGAGAAACCCGAGCGGCCGCTTCGTCTGGCAACGGTCGCACACGCCGATGCCAAGCGTCGGGTTGCCCGTCGTGTTGAGGTACTTGGAACCAGAACCGCTCATGCCGTGTAGGCGTCCAGCCCGAGGTCGTAGTTGGTGTTCGAGGGATCACGCTCCTCGCCCTCGGCAAGGTCAAGCGCCTCCTGCTCTTCCTGCCGCAACATCTGGTAGCGGTTCATGTCCGCCTCCGGCAACGACCGGCAGAGTCGTCGAGCAAGCTGCGACGTGATCGCGTCATACCAACGACGCGGCACGTCGAGAGCCTGTGTCGGACTGCTGACCTCGTCGAGGTATTCCTGCGCCCATATCACCAACTGGTCGTAGACCGCTTGGTTGTTGGGGACCGGCCACAGGTACAGCACGACATTGTCGAGGTTGCGCTGCTGGTACCAGTTGACGACGCGACCGGCCGTCGTCTTGTTCGGCATCGAGGTGTACTCGTCGAGGTTCCACGCATCGAGCGGGATTTCCTGCGGCTGGTTGCCGAAGTAGATTTCGGTCGCGCTGAACACCGCCGCCGACTGGCAGCGCACGCGCCACCCGAGCGCCGACGGCGCGCCGTCGAGATCGACCCATACCCACTGCCCACGCGTGACAGTGCCCTGCACCGAGGTCAACGCCGTCCAGTCAGTGACGCCGTCCAGAGAATACTCGAACGACAAGTTGTCGATCACGGCGGCCGCACCGAACAGCACGCCAGCCGTCGTCACCTGAACGCCCTGCGTGAAGATGCAGCCGATGCTGAGGCCGTTGGTCGGGTCGACCGAGGTCTGCGTGCATGACGTGTAGAGATCGCCGTCGAACGCGAGAAGGGGATCGCCGCCACCATCGCTGAACGGCACGCCGGTCTGGCGCTGCAAGCTGCGCCGCGTCAGCTTCGAGGCGAGGTTCACGCCAGCCGGAAGGCTGATCTCCTGCTGGTTCAGGTAGCAAGGCAGGATCATCTTCTGCCGCTTCCAAAGCTGAATGCCACGGTTCAGCATCTGCGTGAACACGAGGTTCAACTGGTCGAGCGACTTCTCGATGATCTCGGTCGTCAGCGACGTGGGCTTGATGCCCGCCCGGCTCGTGGCCTCCTCGATCAGTTGGAGAGCCGTGTACGGTCGCAGCGCCCCGGTGTTACTGCCAGAGAGAGGCATGGGAGGGGGACCTCGTCAGATGATGCCGACCACCAGAGCAGCGCCAGCAGTGCCGGTCTTCACGGCGCGAATCTTCAGGTACGGGATCGACAGCGTGTCGACGAAGGACGTGCCGCCCGTGTGCGTCGCGATGTCGACCCAGTTGGTGCCGTCGATGGTGCCCTGAATCTTGATCGTGTCGGCGGCGTTCATCGTGGTCTGGATGGACCGCGTGGGCGTCGTCGGGAAGCGGTAGTCGAGCGCGTAGGCGTCGCCCGTGCCCGCCGCGCTCGCACTGTACAACGTGGCCTGCCGAAGCTGCATGGCGTCCTACCCCGAGAAGAAGGTGTCGCCCCCGAAAGGGGGCGACAAGGTTAGCGGGCCTTGGCGGCCAGCATGTAGTCGAGCGTCATCGTGCGCGCGACAGCCGAGCCGTTCATCAGGGCGATGGTCGGGGCCAGAAGCTGGCCTGCGACCGGCGCGGTCCAGCCCGTCACCGGGTAGGCACCGTTGTCCTGATAGAACGTCATCTTGCCGTCCTCGGCCGTGTAGACGATGGCGGCCGTGACGAAGGTGTCGGCCACCAGCGCGGCACCGGCCGCCGAGGTCGAGGCGCTGCCCGAACGAACGACTCCCGAAAGAGTCGTTGTCGACGCAGGCTTCGACAGGAGCAGGCCGTTGGCCGGAAGCGACGCGACCGGGGTCGTGTCGACAGTGCCGAGGCCGAGAACGACTCGCGCCAGCGTGGCGTCGTCGACCTTGAACCGGGCGGCGAACAGCATGTCCTTGGCCGGGTCGAAGTCGAAGCAGCCGAGGAACGCCCCGGAGCCGCCCGCCCACTGCATGCCGATGAGGTCGTTGTTGGCCGCCGTGTTGGTCAGCAGGAGCAGGCCGCCGTCGCCAGCGGTCAGCGCCTCGGTGGCCCCCGAGTCGGTCTCCGTGATGACCCAGTCGCCAGCGGCGAACGAGTCGAAGTCACTGAAGATCATGTTGTAGGTGGCCGGGTTGGGAACCTTCAGGTCCCCGAGGATCGCGCCGTACTGACTGTTGGTGAAGCCGTTCGGCCAGCGCGTAACGGAATTGAGCATGAAGGTCTTCTCCTGAGATCGGCGGGG